TAACGCGCTGGCCCGCGCCCCGCAGAGCCCGTTCGGCAAGCAGGCGATGCCGAAGATCATGAGCGCCGCGCGCAGGTTCGGCATCAAGGTGTCCGGCGCGCAGCGCTCCGCGTTCGGCGAGGGAACTGATTCGAGCGCATTCCCGGAGCGCCGGTTCACCCGGTTCCCGCTGGAGGTCCGCACCGAGCCTAACGGCGGTCCCAAGCACATCTATGGCTACGCGGCTTGCTTCAACAAGCTGAGCCGCAAGCTGGGCGGGTTCGTCGAGCAGGTGGACGGCACCGCGTTCAACGAGTCGCGCACTGAGAACTGGCCGGACGTGGTGTGCCGGTTCAACCACAAGGACGACCTGCTGCTTGGCACCACGCACGCGCGCACGCTCGACCTGAAGATCGATGAGACCGGCCTGGCCTACAACGTGATCCCGCCGCAGTCTCGCGCCGACATCCTGGAGTACGTGGACCGCGGCGACGTGCGGCACTCTAGCTTTGCGTTCCGGGTGTTCCCCGGCGGTGACGAGTGGGGCGTGTCCGAGTTCAACTACCCGATGCGTACCCTGCTCTCGGTCCAGCTGGTCGACGTGGCCCCGGTGCTCGACCCGGCCTACCCCGACTCGACTGCCGCCGCGCGGGCGATCAACGGCGCGGTGGAGTCGCTGGCGATGTGGGTACAGGGCGATGCGGAAGAGGTCCGGTCCCGGCTGACCGAGGGGCGCGCGATGGAGTTCTTCAAGCGCACTGACAACATCGGCCCCGAAAAGCGCCAGCAGGTGAAGGCGCCGCCCAAGCCGGTGCTGTCCGGGCAGCAGGCCATGCTCGCGCTGCAGGCCAACATGGACGACCCCTATATCGACGAGGGGTAAGAAAAATCGGGAGCGGGAGATGTACGGCCGCGTCTGGAGGTAGTGCCCAGGCCGGCCGTGGCGGGCCGAGTATCACAACTAGCCAACCTGTTCGACAAATGTGATTACCGCTTCTTATGCCATCGTCGCTGGTAACACGTGTTGCACAGGCCAAAGGCTGCGTGCGGGCGGTCCGGATGGCACTCCGCGTACCGCTGCGGCTGCTTGCGACGCCCCGGCCGTTTCAGGCCCGGCGTGCGGGGGCGTTGGTTGCGCGCTTGGACCGGCCAGGTGGTCCAGCGGACGTTACCCGGCTCGTAGTTCCCGTCGTTGTCCTCGCGGTCAAGGCTGTACTCCGGACTCGGACGCGGACCAACGTATGCGAAGAAGGCCTCGAACGAATCGGCCCATTCCTTATACACAGTGATACCGCGTCCACCGTAATCGGGAAATCTTTTGTTGCGTGGGTTGAGGCACCGCTGCTTCATCGCACTCCAGGCCATGTACTCGGGTGTACGTCCACCTTGCTGCGATGACTGGCCGTGCTTCCTTTCGTACATGCGGCAGCCGCAGGACTGGGTGTGGCCGGTGCGCAGCACGTTTGAGGCGAGCACTTTCTCCGTACCGCAGTCGCAGCGGCATCGCCAGGCAAGTGACCCGAGGATACGTTGGCCATCCGCTTGGGAAATGACAGTGAGGTGCCCGAAGCGCTGCCCGGTCAGGTCAACCGAGAGCGGTGCGCCGCAGCCGCATGATCGGGTTTTACCGGAACGCAGCGTATCGGAGGAGAGGACTTTCTCCGTACCGCAGTCGCAACGGCACCTCCAGGCGAGCGAGCCGTGGATGCGCTGGCTGTCTACCGTCTCGACAGCGAGCAGGCGGCCGAAGCGCTGCCCGGTGAGGTCAATCGACCGGGGCATCTTGCAGCCGCATGACCAGGCGCGGCCCCGGCGCAGCTCGGACGAAGCGAAAATCTTCTCCGTACCGCAGTCACAAAGGCATATCCAGGCCAGTCCTCCCCGAATGCGCTGCCCTTCAGCTATGCTAGTGACAGTCAGGTGCTCGAAGCGCATGTCGGTTAGGTCAATAGAACGTGACATGCGTATGAATTTAGCACCTTTCCGAGGCCGTAGCTACCCCTCCTGGGTGTGGACGGAGCCGGTTAATCCAAACCGATTCCCCACAGAAAGGGGAAAGCCGTAATGGCTAGCGAGGTAGCAAAACGCCTCCGGGATCGACGCTTGAACGTCTGGAACGACGCGAAGAAGATCGCTGAAGACGCGGCGTCAGAGAACCGCAGCTTTACTCCCGACGAGCAGGGCCGCTGGGACGCGATGCAGGAAGAGATGTCCACGCTGGACACCCGCATCAAGGCCGTCCTTGACACCGAGAAGCGCGCCAAGGAAGCGGACGACACCTACAACTCCCTTGCCGACAAGCCCCAGGTCCGGGACGGCAGTTCCACGGGAAGTGCCGTGATGGAGGAAGTTCGCAAGTGGGCCAAGGGCGAGTCCGGCAACAAGGCGATCGAGTTCAAGCACGACACTGACGCCAAGGGACCGATCAACTACCGTATCCTCGGTTACGGTGCGGCCTCGGGCGCCAGCTCGGTCGTCCCGACGGACTTCTACGACATGCTGATCGCGCACCTCATCGAGGTCAGCGGCATCATGCAGTGCGGTCCCACGGTCCTCAACACCGGCGGCGGCGAGACGCTGCAGATCCCGAAGACCACCGCGCACTCGTCCCCCGCGCAGACACCGTCGCTGAGTGCGGCCCAGTCGGCGGCCCTGACCACGTCGGACCCGGCGTTCAGCATGGTCACGCTGTCGGCGTTCAAGTACGGCATCCTGCTCCAGGTCGCCCGTGAGCTGATCGATGACACCGCTGTCGACCTGCTCGGCTACCTGGCCATGCAGGCCGGCCGTGCGCTCGGCAACAACTTCGGCAACGACCTGGTGAACGGTCGCGCGAGCGGCCCGTCCGGGCTGCTGTCCGGCGTCGTTACCTCCACCCCCGGCGTGACCGGTGCCACGACTGGTGTGGCCGGTGCCCCGTCCTACGCCAACCTGGTGGACCTGGAGTACTCGGTCATCGCTCCCTACCGTCAGAGCCGTAGCTGCTACTGGCTCGCGGCGGACAAGACGATCGGCGGGTTCCGCAAGATCACTGACACTGTCGGTCGTCCCATCTGGGAGCCCTCGGCGGTGCTCGGCTCGCCTGACCTGCTGCTCGGCAAGCCGCTGGTGGCGGACCCGTTCATGCCTGCCTCGGCTACCAACGCGTTCGCGATCGCGTTCGGTGACTTCAGCCAGTACTTCGTTCGCCTAGTTGGGGGGGTACGATTCGAACGTAGCGACGACTTCGCATTCGGGTCTGACCTCGTTAGCTTCAGGGCTATCCTGCGTGGTGACGGTGCACTGGTCGACCAGACCGGCGCTATCAAGACCTACAGGGGCGCTACAGCCTGACTTGTGTTTCGCGCTGGCGTCACGCGATGGCGCCGGCGCGGAACCCCGGTGGGAAGGAGAGGGGTGACAGCGTGATCGTCCAGTTCACCTATCAGATGTCTGGCGGCCGGTATGACGACCGTGCGTTCCCGCCACCCTGGGTCGACTTCGAGGTCCCGGACGAGGAGGGTGAGGGGCTGGTCCACTGCGGGGCCGCGGTGCGGGTAATCCCCCCGGCGTCAGCGGTGAAAGCTGACTGGGTAGAGTACGCGGTCAGTAAGGGCGCTGACCAGGCCGAGGCTGAGGCGGAGACTAAGGCCCAGCTGCAAGCTGAAGCGAAGGCTCCGGAGCCAGTCGCGCCCAAGTCGGCCGCTGTCGCGGAGCTGGCTCAGCCGGCACCCGGTGACCCGAAGGCGGCCTGGGTGGACTACGCGGTCAGCCGCGGTGCCACCCGCGCTGAGGCGGAAGACCAGACCAAGGCCCAGCTGCAGGCGGCGTACGGTGGCCGGCTATGACGAGCGATAAGGGATAGGAGCCGGTAATGGCTAGCAATAAGGACAAGACCCAGACGGTGAACCACCCGTACTCGGGTGTCACCGAGCCGGGTGACCCGACCAACGAGCCGGGCCAGTACCCGGTTGACGCGAAGAACAATATCTTCGGCGGTCCGCTGCCGACTGGTACTGGTGCTCCCGGCTCAGCTGGCTCGCGCGGTGGCTCGG